TTTAAAAGACCCTTGGCTTTCTTTAGCCCATCCTTCCAGTTATCAACTTGAATTACTGGAATGTCTTTATAGTATTCTCGATCTGGTAGTTTATCGCAAAAGACAACGCATCCATATTGCATCGCTTCATACATTCTAAAGGTCTCAGAATTGATCCAACCACGAGGAGCAAGAACAATTTTAGTATGTCTGAGGGTATTACAATATGTTTGGCTGTTTAAGCCAGCATTAAAATCGTGATTAAACTGAATCGTATTTCCTGGAAACAATTTAGCAAATGCATTTAGATACTTGAGAGTCTTAAACTGTTTTGTATGCATCCCAAGAAAGATTAACCACTCTGGAATTTTAGTCAAAGCAGAAGCCAATGCAATTCTATGCTTATTCAGGCAAGCAACAAAGTGTATGTTATTCAACCTTTCCTTTGATGGGATGTAGTTGTCCTCATGATATGCAAAATATCCAAGAGGAAGAGAAGTCACACCTTCTTCATCCCAATAATAATTCGCAAACACATGATGGAAGTGTTCCTTGATTTCATACATCGACTGGAACTTTGCTTCACCAGCCGTGCAGATCAAAACTTTCTTATCATGTTCATAGAAACGAGTTGCGGGCAATTCATGCTTTACAATCGCACCTTGCTCATATTCAATAAAGGCATAATCTTCAAACCCTCTGAGTTTATCTTTCAGTTCAAGATAAACCTTTCCTTTGTAAGACTTTGGGTTGAGTGGGATTGGGTCACCGTCGTCATTGATGACATTGTCAAACTCGATCTCTTTACTGATGGAATTCAGTTCTTGATAGAATTCCTTTAGATAATCTTCCATGTCTGCGCTCCAACATCAATTATTACATCTGGATCTGGTGGGATATCAAATCCGAGCGGCTCAAGATATTTCTTTGACAGTTCTTTTTCTACCGTTGTTATTGGCTTAAATTCTTCCATTGAAGAAGTCGTGCCAAGAAGCGTCAAGACCTGCACCTTGTCAATTTCCAAATTATGCTTGCCTTCATGTCTGTTCTTGTAGAACAAATAAGTATCACCCCAGTAGATTTTCAGATCTTCTGGAATCTCATGATAACTGCCTTTGTTGACAAACAGGCAAATAGCATACACACTATTTGGCTGATTGGTAACATTTAACATTGCCTTCTTGCCATCATCATAAAGAATATGTGTGGTTTCCCAAACACATTCTCCCTTAAAGCCAATCAAGCCAAACTGCGGAGTGATATACTCTTCAATTCTATCAATGATTCCTATTCCAAACTTCACGTCATCACTATACAGGCAGAGTTTATCATACTGTGCCAGCTTTGCACCCAGATTCCATGCAGGGTTGACATAAATGTTTTGGCTCTGTGGATAATGTTTAACTTTTGACAGAGCCAACACACTTGGGTCTGAGATATCTGGATCATTATCAATGATGATGATTTCACCAACCAATGGGTGGTCGTTGAACTGTTTTAACATCTCATTATAATATGGTCCAACCCACATGGTCGGCATAATAATACTAATCATGCAAAGAAATCCTCCAGTGATTCAACTTTTTCTGATTGCCAATTAATGGCGCTTAAGATAATATCAAGTGGCTCAAGAAAAGACTTATTAAACTGTAGATCATAATCTATGTATGACTCAGCACCCAACTGCTTCGGTAGACCAGAGATGAACGCAAGAGTATTGTTATTGAAGATGTTCGGTTGCTTCAGGTAAATGAACTTGATCTTCTCGCCTTCTTGAATCTCTTGATAACGCTTAGTTAGTTTAAGAGTGCGCAGGAAGTGATTGTAAACCAATGCACCCTTAACATGAATCGGCGTTCCCTTCTTGAAGATATTAGCAGCATCTGCATACTCACCAAGACCATTCACCGATCGCGGGAAAGCAATATCTTCAATCGGCAGAGTCTTGAACTCCTCGCGAAACTTACCGATGAACTTGATCAACTGATCCTGATCGGTTGTCATGATTAGATTGATCGCTTCCTTAATCTTTGCACGACAAGCAGATGGAGTTGAAGATCTAATAGCCGAGATGCCCATCATCTTTAGTTTTGGTTTTGCGTACTGCACGCCTTCACTATTATAGACATTCAGAATATAGTTCTTCTTAGCAACCCAAATAGCCTTGTCAGCCAAAGACTCTCGCTTCATTTCCATACGCTGTTGGAATGCGTTGACGTATTCTTTCAGATCTTCGTAGGACTTATCAATGAACGGCTGAATCTTGTCGTTACAGACTTTGTCCATAAACTGGATTATTTGATTGCCTGCAAGATTTACTTTACCATTCACACCATAGACTTTCTTCACCAACGGACCCATGTTTAGATAGATCGAGTCAGTATCAGAGGCAATCACATAATCTTCGCCATCTGTCTTGAGCAATTTATTCATATAGTCATTGATCTTGTTTTCGATCCAACGAATAGACAACTGACCAGCTGTAGTAATCGCCTCAGCAATACGAATATCATAGAAGCGAAAGTATTGATTACCCATCGCGCCATAGGCTGAGTTCAATGTGACCTTCTTCGCCAGCTGTAGATTGTTATATCTAGAGATTTGATTCTCGAGATACTGAACTTGATTTTTATCTTCAAGCACAGTTTCCATCTTCTTCTTAGCTTCAATCGACAACTTCTTATAGCGTGTACGATCCTTGTACATGCTATCCATGATCTCAGGCATCACGCCCTGCTTATCAATACGGAACAGCTGACCATTAGGAGTTAGAGTCACTCCCAGTTCCTTTAGGATCTCTGTGTCGACCTTTTGGTTGAGCAAAGACTCAACGTTGATGTCGCAATTAGCAATCAGCCCACGCATGTTGTCGTTGTATTTCTTTGGATCAATCAAAGTCTCCATCGATATGTTGTACTGCATCATCAAGTGAGGATACAGACTGTTCAGATCGAAAGAAGCCACCCACTCATGCATACCAAGAATAGGATCTTTTACATACGCACCTTCATACTGAGAGTTCTTTGATCCACGCTTCATCTGCGGAATCACGATATTCTTTCTCTTTAAGTAGTTGTATACAATCGCATCCCACATACGCACTTGCGCAAATACATCATCATAGTTGACCTTGTTGTCATACGCAAGAGTTAGAGCCAGCTCAATTAGCTTCATTTTGCCTTCGAGTTTGTCAACAAGTTCTACGTCCTTGATGTTATACTCGATAAACTTCTGATAGTCTTGCTTGTACAGCTGATGAAGACTTTCAAACTCAGAATAGTCCAGCTTCTTTTCACCAACTTCAACATGAGCAATATGATCAAGACGATAGGACTCTTGCTGAGAATAGGTGAACTTCTTGTACAGTTCAATATAGTCTAGCGTTGCGATACCAACTATCTCATACACCTGCTGTTCGCGGTTCATGATCATCGCTTCACGCAATGACAACTTATTCCACGGCGACAGCTTCTTGGCTTCATCCTCACCAAGAAGTTTGGTGATGCGGTTTACAAGATACGGGATATCGAACGTCTTGATGTTCCAGCCACTTACAACGTCAGGGTGGAATCTTGACCAGAAGTCGATGAACCTTCTAACAAGGTCTGATTCGTCTCGACAGTGTGCATAGTGCACGTCGTCACGATGCTTGCTATAATCACCGCAACCAAAAACAAAGTAATTGTCTTTAAGTTTAACAGTGATTGCTGTGATTTCTTCGTTGGCTTCTCTAGGTTCAGGGAAACCATTCTCTGATCCAACTTCAATGTCGAGATAAGCAATACTAATCTTATCAACATCCCACAATATATCATCAGGATAATCATCGGCAATAAAAGCATACTCATAACGATTATTGCCATACACAGGAAAATTGTCGACACTTTCGTACCTCTCAAGGAACTCGCGACAATCTGAGATTGTTCCTGGCTGAATTGGCTTTACATAGTCACCAGCAAGAGTTTTGAACTCAGACTTCTCTTGTGATGCAAGATAGAAGGTTGGAAGGTATTCAATCTTCCTTCTCAACCTCTTACCATTCTCAACCGATCTCAGGAGAATGAACTTGCCTGACATCGAAACATTAGTATAAAAATCGCTCAAGAATTACCCCAGAATAAGATCCTTGGGAGGCACGACTATTCCTGCCCCGAAGATATTATTATACCCGTTTTTCACTTCATCCGCAACCACGGCACTTACTACAATCTTGTCACGATTGATTGTGAACGGACCATCAGCAGCTTGCATCCAAGGCATGAACCCAAGCATTGGTCCCTTCTCACTGCGCTGCATTACACAAGCAACAGGGTTCTTAAACGTAATTGAGGACCCATCTTCACTTATAATTTCGACTACCAATTCCTCGCCACTTGCGAGTTTGAGTGCTCTGATTTCTGACATTTTTTCTATCCTCTTCAAATGATTGTTGTGCTCGAACTAAAACTTCTTTCTTGTTTACTGGCTCACTATTACAGTATAGAATATCATGAGCCATACCCCATGTATCTTTTCCTACAATCAGCTTCCAGCCATTGTAGAACTTTATTTTGATTGCTTTAGACTCAAGGAATTGCTTGAGTTCATTTAGGGAGTGCATTGATTTCTTTTGTTAGTTTGTCAAGTGCAGATAGAATCCTCGCAGCTCGGTCAAACCCATTGAACTTCTGCGTCCATTCTATGTCATCTTTAGCGTGCAGTCTAGCAGTTGCCCAGTCTGCGCACCAGTAACACCACTCGCGATAGAGTATTAGATACTCTGTTTCCAGTTCTTCCCGACTCACTACTCACCAGATGAGGTGTCACGATTATCGGTACGCTTCATCTTATAGCCAAGATGAGTTGCATGCGCTTCAATAAACCCTTTACGATTTTGGCGAGCCTCTTCCTTGTTAAGATATCCACGTGCCTCGCCCATCGCAAGCATCTTCTTCAGATATCGCGGCAACTTGGCTGTATAAAAATCACTCTTGTGTGTCATTCAATAGTTCCTCACATTTCTTGATAAATCGTTCATTCTGACCTGGATAAAAACTCTGGTACATATGCCAGAACATTTCACCACTTCCCACTCCAAACGTCGTGCCGATGCCATACTTCGGCATGCCGTCAGCAAGATCCCAATATGGCGGCGAGTCTTTTGGTTCCCATTCTTGGCGAATCGGTGGAGCATCATATCGCAGCGGCATAATAATCTCTATAGGTATATTACTCTCTTCTGCTCTAAAAGTCAACTCTTCTGCGACATCACCGCGATAGTTAGGCAAGAAAGAAGGATTGCCGCACTTACGATAGTCAGCAATTGTAAATGTGACATTGTGTGGAGCGGCAAATACATGCTGATCGTTTTGAATATGATTACTACGTTGAGCATCACCAATAATTTTACCAGCATATGCCTGTTGAAAGAAATAATCTAGAGCAGAGTCATTCAATGGCAAACAATCAATATCTAAGAACATGATTGCATCATGCCCCTTTGCCTCTAGCATATCAACAAGTTTATCCATCGTATATCCTGGCGGCGCTTCCGTCAGGACTTGATAATGAAAAATGTTAGACTTGTTAAACTTTTCGACGACTTTCTTCTGCATCTGTACAGAGTTGATGTCAATGTTCTTCATAAAGATAGATGCAATACAAGGATTAGTCATATTATTTAATCCACAAGAATTTGTCGTGGCTCATTCCAATAACTTTATCACCAAAGGTATCATATGCTGCTTTTTTGATTGGCTGATGGAACCAATCATCACCCAATAGATAACCACCTGTTTTTAGAATTTTAGCCCAATTAGATAAATCCATGCGTACAGAGTTGTAGTCGTGGCCAGCATCAATATAGATAGCATCAACCGAAATGTTATTGGTTTTAAACCATTCAAAGGCATTGATTGAATCAATTGGGAATGGAGTGATATAGTCAGTCAGTCCCTTATGAACAATATTAGAACGGAACTGATCATAAATTGTAGGACGACCATTAACAAAATTATTCTTGAAATGTCCACTATGTCCGCTGTTTGGATCCCAGTGCTCTGCGCTTCCACACCAAGTGTCGACACATACAATTTCAAAATCTGTGTAGTTTTCTTTTAGAATGTTCGCCATATGAATGGCAGAAGCACCCTTCCAAGTACCAACTTCAACAATTAGTTTAGGCTGAATTTCAAGCAGTTTTGAAAATACCGAAGACTGGGAGTTCCAACCCTGATCATCAAGGGACATGATTTCCCCAGTAAAGCTGTAAGGATCATAATCCCCGTAAAGATACTTTTTTATTTTTTCCATGGCAATTTTCCGTTATGACGTTGTAACATTGCTTCATTCCCACGCAGGAAGAAGTCTGCTTGTACTGATAGACCTGTATTTCCGACTCTATATTTTACCGTATAATCCCTAGTGCAGTCAAACTTTAGATTGTTGTTCATTAGAACATTAGCAATCGCACGATCAATTTCCATCTGACCTGGCTCACGGAACTTGCGATACCAGACAGGAGACAACTGAACTGCTACGTCTTTCTTGACGAAATAACAATTCACATCTACAAAGAAGTCTTGTGGGTTTAGGATAGAAGCCCATTTACCTAGACTTTCGCAATCGTCCAAACAAAGAACGTTGCTATCCTTATCTATAATCTTTCTTAGCGAGTATGCCCAATGAAGATTATTTTGTTGTACAAGTTTTACAAGTTTCTCAATGTGATCTGGCTCAAGAACATTGTCGTCGTCTAGCCAGATATGATAGTCACCATCGGCAAAGTATGTTGTGCCACCATAGACACGATGCCCATTGTAGCGATCAGTTCCGGTGGGATACGGAAGAACAAAAATGTGTTCTGTTGTTCCATTTGGGAAACTCAACTCTTTTAGAATTGAATCACACTTTTCCCATCGCTCATTACCGTCGACTACAACGATATGTTCAATGTTCTTATACGTTTGATTGCGTACAGACTCAATGCATTCTTGAAGGAAGGGGCTACCCGTTGTAGGTGTAATAATAGATACTTTCACAAATTACCGAAGTGCTGCTTGATTTGCTAAAACAGAATTAATATCATGAGATTGTTCAGAAATTGCAAATGATCCAATTTCTACTTCTGGTCCAGAATTGATCAAATAATC